CCCACCCAGGATACCCTCCCTTTGAGGCTCATTACTTGGAGTACTTATGAATGGGTTACACCCAAAAGCCGCCTAAACGACCTAAGGAACCATCTCGTAAGAAGATCCTGCGCAGTGTATCGCGCTGGCGTCAACTACGATTGGATCGCCCCGACAAGCTACCGTTTCGGCCTCGTTCTCCTTTCAAAGGGTGGACGAGGCTACGACGGCTAACTTTCGTGCGAGTACGTCCGTCAGAAAGAGTGCGTGCAAAACCTGCATTCCCTCTTAAAGGACCTCCTGGCCGTGCTTCTCAAGAGATTAAGTTCAAAGATCTCCCGTATGTCGTATCCAGCAATGGATCGGTCACGCGGGGGACTCAGAGCTGTCTCGTAAGTCAGCGGATTATAAGTACACGCTACAAAACTGCCAACTTCCGATCGAAGAAGAACAGGGACCTCAAACCCTTGGCCTACGAAATGTCACTTCAACAGTGGCACTACGGCAGGCTGCAGGTTCGGGACTCCCTCACCTACTCCGGCGGAGGTAGCAGCTCGTTCAGCGATTATCCAGCAACAAGCCTCGGTACTCCAACACTGTGTAGCTACACTGACCGCTATGCAGATATGGAGGCCATTCTGGTCAACAAGGCACTACTGAAGGTTAAAGACCTGAAGTTCAACCTTGCCCAGGCGTTTGGTGAGCGGAAACAGTCTGTGCAGCTCTTGGCTTCCAGCGTCGAGCGTCTGATCCTTGCGGGTCGCGCGCTCAAAACTGGAAACTTCGAAGCACTGGCTAAAAGTCTTGGAGTGGTGACGCACAAACGCAAACTCGTGAGAGTTCGCAAGCGTTACCGCAGCATGACTGTCGGGGAATACATACCCGATTCCGCCCTGGCGAACCTATGGTTGGAGTTTAAGTTTGGCTGGATGCCGATCTTGCAGGACATATACGGTGCTGCAGAGACGCTCGCGGAATTCCACCGCGATCGTTATACTGTCTCTACCGTTACTGCCCGTCACAAGATTGAACTGAAGGCACTAGCTTCGACCTATCCATACGGTTCGACTGGCAAGACCGCTGACTCCAGTACTGGCACGATGAACGGGAGGGTGACCTTCCGTTTTCGTACAGGCACTGGGATCTTTGGGACTGTACCACACATGGGACTTACCGATCCGCTCTTGCTCGCTTGGGAGCTACTCCCATTTAGTTTTGTCGTGGACTGGGCCCTTCCTATTGGTGACTATCTGTCAGCCTTAACAGCTACGCAGGGTGTCACTTTCCTGGATGGGTTCATCACGTACTGGACCAAACGAGACGGAATTCGGCAAATAGCTGATGTCTTCGACAACGGGAACCCTTACTTCCATCAAGTCACAGTGAAGCAGGGCAGCTTTCGCACTGAGGTTCTAAACCACAGGCGCGATGTATATGCTGCTTTTCCTCTACCTAGACTACCGGTTGTGAAGGATCCTCTCTCCGTCGATCATGTCGTGACAGCGCTTGCGCTGCTACGACAGACTTTCAGAGTTCGATAATCAACTATCTAACCTACTGGTGACAAACCTATGGCAAGCATTGCCGATATT